TAAATGGGATACCGTAGAAGTTGCTAAGACTGAATACATTCCTAAGATCGTAGAAAGGTTAGTAGTAAATATAGACACCTTTTCAATACCTATCGACACAGTTTCAGTACTAAAGGACTATTATGCAAAATACTTCTATACTGATACTATTCAGATAGATACATTAGGTTCTATAGTGATAAATGATACTATCACTCGTAACTTAATCTCAATGAGAGATGTACAATCCAACATTTTCATCCCAACAACTACAATTACTAATACTGTTTACCTCAACAGGAGGGAATTTTACGGCGGTATTTCGTTAACTGGACAACCTACTCAATTAGATTTTATCAACGGAGAGTTACTATACAAAGGTAAGAAGAGAAACGCTTACGGTATAGGGGTAGGTATCAATCAAGAGCTTGTACCTATCTATACTTTCAAAGTATTTTGGAAGATAGGTAAATGAGCCAGCAAGACGTAAAAAAAATAGTAATACAAGAATACGCTAAGTGTGCAAAGGATCCTGCATATTTCATGCGCAAGTACTGCTACATTCAACATCCTCAGAGAGGACGTATCTTATTTAACTTATATCCTTTCCAAGATAAGGTATTACACTTATTTAAAGATCATCAATACTTAATTACTCTTAAATCAAGACAGCTAGGTATATCTACTTTAGCAGCTGGATACAGTTTATGGTTGATGATCTTCCACAAAGATAAGAACGTACTCGCATTAGCAACTACTCAAGCTACAGCTAGGAACCTTGTAACTAAAGTACAATTTATGTACGAACAGTTACCAAGCTGGTTACAGTTAAAGGCAGTAGAAAAGAACAAACTATCGTTAAGATTAAAAAACGGCTCAAGAATATCAGCCAAATCATCTAACTCAGATGCTGCTCGTTCAGAAGCTGTATCTTTACTTATAATAGATGAAGCTGCATTTATCGACAACATAGACGAAACCTTCGCATCAGCACAACAGACCCTTGCAACAGGTGGTCAGTGTATGGCTCTATCAACTCCCAACGGAATCGGTAACTGGTTTCATCAGACCTGGGAAAAAGCCGAAACTGGTGAGAATAGTTTTATCCCGATCAGACTACCGTGGACTGTTCACCCTGAAAGAAATCAAATGTGGAGAGATCTACAAGATGCTGACCTAGGTCCTAGGATGGCTGCTCAAGAGTGTGACTGTGATTTCCTATCTTCCGGTGATACGGTATTTGAACCTGAAGACTTAATCTTCTACGAAACAACAGCTCAAAACGATCCTGTTGAAAAACGAGGAGTAAGCGGAGACTACTGGATATGGGAATACCCAGATTACACCAAATCGTATATGGTAGTCGCCGATGTCGCTAGAGGAGACGGACAAGATTTCTCCGCATTTCATGTATTCGATATTGAATCAGCATCACAAGTTGCTGAATTTAAGAGCAAGGTACCTCCTAAAGAATACGGTAACTTACTGGTAGGAGTAGCAACAGAGTACAATAACGCACTACTAGTTGTAGAAAATGCAAATATCGGATGGTCTACTATTGAACAGATTATCGAAAGAGATTATCAGAACTTCTACTACTCCTCTAAATCGGATCAAGATACAGTAGAGACGTATATGAATAAAATGGAGAGAGGAAACCTTACTCCCGGTTTTACGATGTCTATGAGAACCAGGCCACTAGTCATTGCTAAGATGATGGACTATGTTAGAGAAAGATCTGTGACTATAAAATCTCAACGTCTTCTAAAAGAGATGAGAGTTTTTGTATGGAAGAACGGTAAAGCTCAAGCACAGACCAACTACAATGATGACTTGGTAATGGCTTTTGCAACAGGACTTTACGTTAGAGACACAGCACTGAGGCTAAGACAACAAGGTATGGACCTATCCAGAGCTAGTCTATCAGCTATGTCAAATTTAAATCAAAGACAAGGAGCTGCATATTCAGTTGGTAATATGCAAAATAATCCTTATATTATGAAAACCCCTAATGGAGAAGAGGACGTATCCTGGTTACTTTAGTGGGCCTATTTATAATTAAACTATTTTTACATGGCTGATACTTCCTTATTTGGTAGATTACAGAGATTATTTTCTACCGACGTAGTAATCCGTAACGTCGGCGGAAATCAGCTAAAGGTAGCTGATGTTAATCACATTCAGAGTACAGGTAGATACGAAACCAACTCTCTAGTAGATAGATTCTCAAGACTATACCTATATAACAATAAGAATATATTTAACCCTAACCTGAATTATCAGACGTTAAGGATTCAATTATACTCTGATTATGAAGCAATGGATACAGATCCTATTATAGCTTCAGCACTAGACATCTTAGCCGACGAATCATGTCTAAAGAATGATATGGGAGATATACTTACTATCAAATCTTCTGACGAGAACGTTAAAAAGATCCTTCATAACTTATTTTACGATGTATTAAACCTTGAGTTTAACTTATGGTCATGGACTCGTAATATGTGTAAGTACGGTGACTTCTTCTTGAAGTTAGAAGTAGCAGAGGAGTTCGGTGTATATAACGTACTACCGTACACAGTATACAGTATGGTAAGACATGAGAGTCAAGATCCCGACGAACCAGCTAAGGTGCAGTTTACTATCGACCCCGACGGTATCGCTTCATCAGCAGATCCAAACTACCTACCAAGACATAAAGATAAAGTTATTAAATTAGATAACTACGAAGTTGCCCACTTCAGGTTATTATCAGATACAAACTACCTACCTTACGGACGTTCTTATTTAGAGCCTGCTAGAAAGATTTTTAAGCAGTTGACTTTGATGGAAGATGCGATGTTAATCCACCGTATCATGAGAGCTCCTGAGAAGAGGGTATTCTATGTTAACGTAGGACAGATCCCACCTAACGAAGTTGAGCAGTTTATGCAAAAAACTATCAACGGGATGAAGAAGACTCCTTATATTGATCAAGAAACAGGTCAATATAACTTGAAGTTCAACATGCAGAACATGATGGAGGACTTTTTTATTCCAGTTAGAGGTGGAGATGCTACTACAAGAATCGACACAACTAAAGGACTAGATTACGACGGTACAAATGACGTTGAATACCTAAGAGACAAAATGTTTGCTGCACTCAAAGTGCCGAAAGCATACTTTGGTTACGAAGGAGATTTGCAAGGTAAAGCAACATTAGCAGCAGAAGATATTAGATTCGCAAGAACTATCGAACGTATTCAGAGAATCGTCGAATCTGAATTGACTAAGATTGCTTTAGTGCACTTGTACGTTCAAGGGTACAAAGGAGAAGGATTAACAAACTTTGAACTTAAACTTACTACTCCATCTGTTATATACGAACAAGAAAAGGTTGCTCTATTAAAAGAGAAAATGGACCTAGCTTCACAGATGGTAGAGAGTAAAATGTTCTCTACAGATTATATTTACGAAAACATCTTTAACTTATCTGAAGACCAGTTTAATGAACAAAGAGACTTAGTTAGAGAGGACAGTAAAAGAGGATTTAGAATCGCTCAGATTGAAAACGAAGGAAACGACCCAGCTAAATCTGGAGTTACTTACGGTACACCTCACGACCTTGCTTCAATGTACGGTAGAAGAGGAATGGATACACCTAAGATGCCTGTTGGATATGATGAGACAAATCCTGAAGGAAGACCTCAGATTCACGCCTCTACTTACGGTACTCAAGACAGTCCATTCGGTAGAGATAGACTAGGTACTCATGACATGCACGGCGGCTACGATAATGAAGAAGACGGTGAAATTACAGTTACCGAAGAATCACAAGTTGACAATTACAATACTAAGTCAGTGTTCTACCAAAACAGGAATCTTTTCGAACCAAAGAAGAAATTAATCTTTGAAGAAAAGAAGGAAGAAGAGTCTGGACTGCTTGATGAAAGCAATATTAAAGATTTAGGTTAAGAACATATATTTATATTAGTAGAATAGTATACTCATGAGAATTAAACATTCAAAGTACAAGAATACTGGATTAATCTTTGAACTGTTAGTAAAGCAGATCGCAGCAGATACCCTATCCCGTCAAGACTCACCAGCGGTAAAGGTGTTGAAGAAGTTCTATACCGGTAAATCATCATTAGTTAGAGAATTCAGACTCTACGAATACATCCTAAAAAATAAAGGAGTATCCCAAATGAAAGGAGAGACTATCCTCTCTACTATTACCGAGGTATCCCTTAAGATTGATAGAACTGCTATAAAAAGACAAAAATACGAACTTATCGCAGAGATTAAGAATAGTTACGATCTAGATGAGTTCTTCTCTATGAAGGTAAGAGATTATAAGCCATTAGCAGCTCTATACTGTTTAATGGAAGCTCAAAACACCGATCTAGTAGATCCTCAATTCATCATAGATAATAAGACTACCTTATTAGAGCATTTAACTGATGCTAAGCAAGATGAAGCTGATGTTAAAGATGCTTTGGTGGAAGAGTACTCTAAGTATGATAAGGACTTAAGATTACTTACATATAAGATCCTATTAGAGAGATTCAACGGAGCTTATGATAACTTACTACCAGAGCAAAAAACAATCCTAAGAGAGTTCATAAACGCTTCAGAATCTCAAGTAAAACTTAGAACACTTATTAACGAGGAGTTAGGAAAGATCTCAACTGCTGTTAATGAGTTAAAGGAAAAAGTATCTGATGATATCGCTAAGATTAAGTTAGATGAAGTAGCTAAGACTATCACTCCTATCTCAAATAAGACTAAGGTAGTTGATAACCATATTATTAACTTGTTACAGTACTACGAATTAGTAAACGAGCTAAGAAACTTATGAAAGAGGAGTTAGCAGAGATTCTAAGAGAGTACATTGTAGAGGTTCTCGCTGAAACTAGTGCAACAGGTACTGGAGCGAGTTTTACCCCCGGCACTGGTGCTCAATACACCACACCAGCAGCTTTTTCAAAAGACGGAAGAGATAATAGAGCAGTCCAATTCTTAAAGAAAATGGGCTTTAAAAAAGTAGAACGACCAAACAGACCATCAAGCACTAAATTAGTAGACTACAGATGAGAACATTACAAGAAAAATATAACGCAGTATTAGAAGGAAACTTTTCTAAGACTCAATTCAGAAGAGATGCAGCTATTGAGGTGCCTCAATTTGTATCTACTGTAAATAGCTTTGACGATACGGTAGCTATCCTTAAAAACAAAGGAGCTATTACTGAAGCTAAAACAGAAGAACCTAAATACTCAACAGCATCACCAGCCGATACTATCGCTCCTGATGTATTAGATACGGGTATTAAGTTTGAGCTTGATAAGAAGTACGGTACTTTAGATGTTACTCCTGAGCAATACGCTAAGTGTAGAGAGATGGCTATCAAGAATCTAGCTAAAGACGTACTATATTACGTTAAGCAAGATAGCGTTCAATTAGACGCACCAGGAGAACAAATGGAGAAAGCTAAGTTGAATGAAGAAATGAGTAAAGAAGAAGCTTGGAAAAAGTTTCAAGAAGATAACAAAGTTACTGACAAGACAACCAAAGTAGCGAGAGAAGATTTTGAAAAAGAGTGGGCTAAAAGAACTAACGAAGTAAAAGTAAAAGTAGCCATCCCCGGTCAAGACGAGTTTGAAGCAGAGGAGGGAAAAGACTATTCAGAAGAAGAAGCTGACAAGTATATAGCAAATGCTGAAAAGCACGGAGCAACACCAATGGGTACCGAGTTCTCAAAAACTGATGAAGCTATTCAAAACATCGAAAATGACGACCATACTAAAAGACGTATTGCCAGCTTAACCAACCAGTTTCTTCAGGATGTAGATCCTAGAGACGAAGTAGTTAAAGCATATGCTATCTCAGTTAAGAATGATTTAGAATCAGGAGATGCTTCAAGATTAAAAAGATATAAAGAGATAGTATCTCTAGATGATCTTAAGGATGATATGGAACACTATATCTCTCACGATGTTGACCAGTTAGAAGAAAGCCAGTACTCTATCTCAGACATCCAAAACAAATTCCCAGATAAAGCATTTGATATTCAACAAGCAGCACTCAGAGCAGTAGGAGCTTCAGATGTACAAGCTGCTTATAACAAATCAGCAGGAGAGTTTGAACAAGCTTTATATAGAGCAGCACACGGTAACTTAGAAGAGTCTATTGAATTATCTGCTGAAGATATGGAAAAGCTTCATAAAGACGGTAAAATTACTTTACCAAACGGAAGCGTACTGCATTACACAGGTACAGCAGAAGAAGGAGCAACCTATCCAGAAGACAAACATACATTAACTCCTGATGAATTAGGCCACGATGTAGACGAAAGAGCATATTTTGATCCATATGATGAGCTTGACGAAAGAGCAGCTCTTAAAGAGATGTTTAAGAAGATTATCACCAAAGTAATAAACGACTAACCATGAATAACGTATTAGTAGAATATACTCCATTTAAGCCTACCATTACTGAAGTAAAGGGTAAAAAAGGTGTATTCGAAGTTACCGGTGTAATGCAAAGAGCTGGTGCTAAGAATCAAAATGGTAGAGTATATGATAGAGCAGTTCTTGAAAGAGAAGTAAAGAACTACATGGAAAACTTCGTTAAGGCAGGTAATGCTTACGGAGAACTAGATCACCCAGAATCTGCTATCGTTTCATTAAAGAACGCCTCTCACGTAGTTAAAGACTTGTGGTGGGACGGTGATGATCTCTGCGGTAAAGTAGAGCTATTAAACACTCCCTCAGGTAACATCGTAAAAGAGATTATTAGAGGAGGACACACAATCGGTATTTCATCCAGAGGTACTGGTTCAGTTAAACCAACAAACGAAGGTCACCTAGAAGTACAAGACGACTTTGAATTAGTATGTTGGGATTTCGTATCTAATCCATCTACACATGGAGCATTTATGAATCCAATATCATTAAATGAGAATACTGCCAAGCAAGGTAAGTATGACAAGTTACACAACATCTTAGGAGATATCCTAAGAGCTTAATTAAATTTAGTTTTATGAACACACAAGAATTATTTGAACAGATTGAAAATCTTTACGAAGATTTCAAAGCCGGTCACGAAGGATCAACTAAAGCTGCACACGGTAGAGCAAGAAAAGCTTTAGGAGAGATTAAAAAACTCGTTACCGAATACAGAAAAATATCTGTAGCTGAAGATAAAGCATAAGCAGTAATGCTTTAAAAGCGCCTGCTACCTTAGGCAACAATAGAGAACCCGTAGACAAGAAAGTTTACGGGTTTTTTATTTACCTACGTATTTATATATGAATATATCGTTCGATACGATATTCTATCTAAAAAAATACTATTACGTCATTAATCAATAGACGTACAGAATTACAAGTTAACATTATGGCTAACAAAGATTTATTCAAGCAAGCAATTGCTGATGCAAAATCTATCCGTGAAGCTGCTATCGCTAACGCTAAAGCTGCTTTAGAAGAGTCTATTACTCCTGAGTTGAAAGAACTTTTAGCTCAACGTCTCCAGGAAATGGAAGAAGAAGTTGAGGAAGAGGTAATCGCTGAAGAGGAAGTTTCTGTTGAAGAAATTATTGAAGAGACTATTGAAGAAGCAGAAGAAGTAATTGACGAAGCTGACGAAGAGGAAGCAGAGGATGATTCAGAAGAATCTGAAGACGAAGCTGACGAGGAAGAAGATGCAGAAGGAGAAGAGCCTGCTGGTGATGATGAGATCGCAGACAGTGATATGACTGTAGATGATCTTAAAGACATGATCCGTGACATTTTATCTCAAGAAATGGGAGACCAAGAAGAGGAAGGTGCTATGGAGGATGACATGGAAGCTGACATGGAAGCAGATGATATGGCTGGTGCCGATATGACTGCTGCTGACGATGAGGAAATCAACTTAGAAGAGTTGATGGCTGAATTAGCTGAAATGGCAAAAGATGAAGAAGTAATCGCTGAAGAAAATCATATGGAAGAAGAAGATCATATGGAAGAAGGAGATTACGGAATGGAAGAAGAAACAATGGAAGAAGGTAGTATGATCTACGAAGGAGATGCAGAACTTGAAGCATGGATTGAAAAGAATAAAGCAAAAGGCGGAATTAGTAAAAAACTAGCTCAGTTTATTGACTTTATGACTGGCGATCCTGATAAAGTTGCTCCTAAGTTAGCTGCTGTTGCGCAGATTAACGCAAAAGCTATGGCTGGCGGCGGTCAACCTTCAAGCGTTAAAACTCCTGGATCAGGTGTTGCTGAAGCTGAATTAAACGAAGCTTTAGAAACTGTTAAAACTCTTCAAAAAGAACTCAACGAGACTAACTTGTTGAACGCGAAATTGTTGTACGTTAATAAGGTATTCAAAGCAAACACTTTAAGTGAAGCTCAAAAAGCAAACGTAATCGCTGCTTTTGATAAAGCCGAAACTGTAAAAGAAGTTAAGTTAGTATTTGAGACCGTTAGTGAAAACGTTCCTTCTGGTAATAAGAAAGAAGTAGTTAGAGAGGTAAAAGGATTTGCTTCTGCTGCTGTAGGTAAATCTGACAAACCAGAGGTAATTACTGAAGCTAACGCGGCTGTTTTACGTATGCAAAAACTTGCAGGAATTATTAAATAACATTTGAAAAAATTAATCATGGATTTAAACAATCTTTTAAACGAATCAGCACAAGGCTTTAAGTCTTTACAAGCTGATGCTGCTAGATTGGCTGAAAAGTGGACTGCTACTGGTCTATTAGAAGGTCTTTCAAGTGAGCAAGAAACAAACACTATGGCTATGATTCTTGAGAATCAAGCTAAAGAATTGATCAAAGAAGCTTCTAGTACTGGTACTGGAGGTTCTTTCTCTGCTGGCCAAGGCGAGCAGTGGGCAGGCGTAGCTTTGCCATTGGTAAGAAAGGTATTCGCTCAGATCGCTGCTAAAGATTTCGTATCTGTACAGCCTATGAACTTGCCTTCTGGTCTAGTATTCTATCTAGACTTTAAGTACGGTACTGCTGCAAACGGTAGAGCCGCTTCAGCTAACATGTACGGTAACGTATCTACAGCTAACGATAAGATGGCTGTTGACGAAGCTGCATCTGGCGGTCTTTACGGCGCAGGTCAGTTTGGTTACTCTATCAACTCTGCTTCTGTAAACTTAGCTACTGATAACGCTACTTACGCAGCTGCTACTTCTGCTTCATTGAACTACCAAGACGGTTTGTTACCTTCTGACTACGGTATCTACACTGTAGATTTCACTGGTTATGAATTTGACACTAAAGGTGTAAGAGCCTTCAGATTATTATCTGGTTCTGTTGACGTTACTTCTAACCCAGAATTAACTACTGTATCAGGTAACAACGTGAAATTCGTAGTATTAGAATCAGGTGTTGAAGGCGCTGCTAACATCACTGCAGGTTCTGTTCTTTACCACAAGCAACCAGCTGACAACTCAAGAGGTGACTTCGAAGATGTAAGCGGTATTACTATCCCAGAAATCAACGTTGAGTTAGCTTCTGAAGCAATTGTTGCTAAGACTAGAAAGTTAAAAGCACAGTGGACTCCAGAATTCGCACAGGATCTTAACGCTTACCACAGTGTTGATGCTGAAGCTGAATTGACTTCTATCTTATCTGAGTACATCTCTATGGAGATCGATCTTGAGATCTTAGATATGTTAATTCAAGACGCAGTAACTACTGAAAGATGGTCTGCTAGAAACAACAAAGTATGGGAAAACGGTGCTTGGTCTTCAGGTACTGCTGCTTCTACTGACTTCTACAACACACAAGGTCAGTGGTTCCAAACTTTAGGTACTAAGATTCAGAAAGTATCTAACAAGATTCACCAAAAAACTCTTAGAGGTGGTGCAAACTTCATCGTTTGTTCTCCAGAAGTTGCAACTATCTTGGAAAGCATTCCTGGATACGCTGCTCAAACTGACGGTGACAAAATGGACTTCGCAATGGGTGTACAGAAAGTAGGTAGCTTGGCTAGCCGCTTTAAAGTATACAAAAACCCTTACATGACTGAAAACGTAATGTTAATGGGTTACAGAGGATCTCAGTTCTTGGAAACAGGTGCTGTTTATGCTCCTTACGTTCCATTGATGATGACTCCTTTAGTATACGATCCACAGACCTTCACTCCACGTAAAGGTATCATGACTCGTTACGCTAAGAAGATGATCCGTCCTGAATTCTACGGTAAGATCTTTATCTCTGACTTAGCTACTATCTAATCAGAAATCTTACATAGATTTAATTGAGAGGGGCCTTCGGGCCCCTTTCTTTTTGTACTATTTATAGTAAACGTAAAAGTTATCCCATATGACTTCAAACCACCACGAAGACTTGGTCTTCAAGGCGAAAAGGAGACCAAAAGGTCCTATCAAATTTAAGCTTCAGCTTAATGACGAGCAGAAAGAAGCAAAAGCATTAATTTTAGAGAATCCTATCACGGTATTAAAAGGTATGGCCGGTAGCGGTAAGACGCTAGTAGCTACTCAAGTTGCTTTAGATCTTTTATTTAGGAAAGAAGTAGATAAGGTAATTATCACACGTCCTACAGTAGCTAAAGAAGACATAGGATTTCTACCAGGAGATATTAGAGAGAAGATGGATCCATGGCTAGCTCCGATCTACCATAACCTCTTTATGATATATAGTCAAGAAAAAGTAGAGAAAGAGATAGAGCTAGGTAATATAGAGATTGTACCCTTTGCATTTATGAGAGGTAGAACATTTGTTAATGCATTTGTTATTGTAGACGAAGCTCAAAACGTTACTCACACCCAGATGGAAACTGTCTTAGGTAGACTAGGTAAAGGAAGCAAGATGGTAGTATGTGGGGATATGGCTCAGATCGATTTAAAAGACAAAAGACAGACAGGTTTCTCTTTCTTATCTAGGGTAGAGGAGAACGTATCTGGGTTTAAGGTATACGCCTTACAGCAAAACCACAGGCATGAAATTGTCTCTCCTATTTTAGAAGTATATCAGACGTTCAGGGATTAAAAGCTTAGTTGCTATTTATAATAAAATGTAACTATGGCTGATATCGCAATCTGGGGCGGCTCATCTACTTTCCAAGCCGGGCAGACTCCATTCGCATTTTACGATAACGACTCAGACTTCCAAGCTGACGCTGATAAGGTAGCTAAATTCTGTGCCCAAAGATTAGGGTATCCGTTGATGGATGTTGAATTACAATCAGGATCTTTCTATGCTTGTTTTGAAGAAGCAGTTACAACTTACGGTAACGAAGTATTCCAATATAAAATTAGAGAGAATTATCTTTCTATGGAAGGAGATACTACTGGCTCTCGAGGGGAATATAATAATAAGTTAATTGAAGCTAGTTTAGCAAGAACCATAAGGATCTCAGAAAACTACGGTACCGAAGCAGGGGTAGGAGGCGATGTGACAAAGTACACAGGCTCTTTAACTGTAACAGGTAACGTACAGAACTACGATTTAGAAGCAGCAGTAGGTAATATTGCCGGAGGTATAGAAATCAGAAAAGTATTCTTTGAATCTCCTCCTGCTATCTTACGTTACTTTGACCCTTATGCAGGAACCGGTACAGGTATACAGTCACTAATGGATGCATTTGACTTCGGATCATACTCTCCAGGTGTAAACTTCTTATTGATGCCTGCATCTTATGATATGTTAAAAGTTCAAGCAATTGAATTCAACGATCAGATTAGAAGATCAGCATATTCTTTTGAAGTTGTTAATAATCAGTTGAAATTATTCCCAATTCCTAGACAAACGGGTCTTATCTACTTCGAATATTACAAGAACAGTGAGAAGAATACTCCCGTAAAAAACAGTGCTACGAATTTAATTACTAACGTCGGTGAGGTTCCTTACGATAATGTTAAGTACTCTCACGTAAACTCTGTAGGAAGGCAATGGATATACCGTTATACATTAGCATTGACAAAGGAACTACTCGGGTATATACGTGGTAAGTACCAAACTATCCCGGTACCGGGTACGCAAACGGCTCTCAACCAAGGAGACTTGTTAACTGACGCTAGAACAGAGAAAGTAGGCCTGTTAGGAGAACTAAGAGAGATGTTAGATCAGACCTCAAGACAGGCACAACTAGAGAGAAAAGCAAACGAATCAGATAATTTAAAGAGAATCACTACGGAGGTTCCAATGACAATATACATAGGATAATGAAGTTGCAACAATTACTTTTAGAGGAAGAGTATAAAATGTTTAAGACATTTTTTTATTTTGAATTTGATGATTCAAGTATGGATGTGTCCACATTAGCGAATATTGTTAGAGCAGTAGATTTAGTTGCTGTAGTAAACAACAAATCCGATAAAGAAGATCCTCGTCCTAGAGCATTATTTCAGATTAAGATAGCTACTACTAAACCCCCTAAGGAATCTTTCGAACAAGTTAAACAAGAGTGTATGACTTCTATTTCTCAAGTAAAAAAATGCCAATTCTCAGAAAGACATATTGAGGAAGTTAACTTATAGTATATGAGCATATTCGGTAGTAAAAATGACTTTAGGCTCATAACAAAAATGAATAGAGCCCTGCTTCGAGATATCATCGAACAGGAGATCGCATTTCATAAACTCTCAGTCAACGAGACTCAAGCTAATATTTACGGTGAATCTTTAGAAAAGACTTTCTACGATCCTATTATAATGCAATGTATTATTACTAGAGGGGATCAACAATACACGGTAGACGACTTTGGTCCCGATGTATCTAGAGAGTTAAACTTTGCATTCTTAAGAGATGATTTTGTAGATCTAGGATTAGTACCGGAAGTAGGGGATATTATTATGTTATCTGAAAGCTACTACGAAATAGATACTGTAGTAGAAAACGAATACTGGTTTGGAAAAGACCCTGGTTACAATTTAGATAGAAGTGGAGAGCACGGAAAAAGTATTTCCATAAGATGCTCAGCACACTTAACAAGAGTAGAAAAATTAAACATTACAGAGTTTAGACCTTAATAAATGGCAGAATACAAAAGAAGAAAACCAGTACCTAAAACTCAATCACAGCTCACTCGAGAGCAGATTGAAGCGTATGATACTACGCGAGGATCTGTACCTGCCTCATCTAAACAAAATAGAGAAAATCAAATATCTTTTAAGAACGATACAACTAAGCTTCCTTTAGTTACATTAAAAGATATCGACTCAGCAATCTTCCATTACTTTCAGAACGTAATAAAGCCTGTAGTAATACAAAACGGTCAGCAGATCGACGTACCAGTCCTATACGGGAACCCGGAAAGATGGGCATCAGTTCAGAAAGATGGTTTCTACAGAGATGGTAATGGAAAGATTCAAGTTCCATTAATTATGTTTAAAAAGAGTTCTATTGAAAAGAATAGATCCTTGGGTAATAAATTAGATGGTAATGAAGTAAATAATTTTGCAGTATACCAAAAGAAGTACTCTAAAAGAAATATTTACGATCAATTTTCTAGATTAACAAACAGATTACCTTCCGAAGAAGTTTACGGAGTAGTTATTCCCGACTACGTAACAGTGACATACCAATGCGTTATCTTTACCGACTATGTAGAGCAGTGTGATAAATTAATTGAAGCATTAAACTTTGCTTCAGATTCATACTGGGGAGATCCTGAAAGGTATAGGTTTAGAGCTATGATCGATACCTACACTCCTACTATTGAGATGAATCAAGGTCAAGATAGAAGCGTAAAGACTACCTTTACTATCAAATTAAACGGGTATATTATTACTGATACTTACAATAGAGATAGAGCTAACATGAAGAAGTGGCATTCTAAATCTCAGGTAAACTTTGGTATGGAAACCGTAGGTAGTCTAGAGACACTACAAGCCGCAGCAGGTACTCCTGAAAGCGCAGCACCTACTAGATTCTTTGATGATCCTACTAAGACAGTTAGACAGACAACAACAACCATTATATCAGGAAGCGGTTTGACAGACGAAGGAAAAGCATTCTTAACAGCTACTAAGATTATTGATAGTACAAATACTACAGTTAGTATTAACGTAAGTAGTAGAACAGTCACATTCTTATCTACAACAATTATGGATGCACCAATCGGCTTTACATCTCCTACCAAGGATGAGTTCCAAGTATTTATTAATGGACAGTTAGCAGAACCATCTGCAATTGACTCTGTACAAGAAGTTTCAGGAAATGTAGTTGTGACGTTTAACAGTAACCTAAACTATGCAATTGAAGTAGATGATGAATTCTCAATTGTAGGTAAATTCGATTGATAAATGGCTCAGTATAAGTGGAAACAGATAGACAGCAACCTGCCTGAAGGAGGAGTAAGACTTTCTGGTAGTTTTGCTGTAGATGGAACTCTGGAGGTATCTGGGACCCTACATTATAATAGCCAATCTCTAGATACGTACATAACTAACCAGATTACCACAGGATCTAATAACTGGGTTACTATTATAAACAAGCCTGATAGTATCTTCAGCGGATCATTTACAGCTGGGTCTAACATTACAATCCAACAAGACGGTCAAGATATTACAATCAGCACCTCTGCTGATGTAATCCCAGCAGGAACCGTATCAGGATCCTCACAAGTTAACTTCCTTCAGGTAAGCAATGTGCCTTCAGGACTAGTAAGCTCTTCAGCTCAGATACTACCAATTGTAACATCTTCTATTAGCAACTTCGATACTGAGGTTAGTAGGTCTGTAGCATCTTTCGGATTCGGTGCTGGTGATGTTACTCAAGCTGACATATCAAACTCTATAATTACTGGTTCGTTAGCAGGAAGTTTCCTAATACTAACCAAGAGAGATACTACTTCCTTTGGTATTAATTTAGGAGACGTAGTACCGGATACACCAACAGGTTCATTTGTATATAGCGGATCTTTTGACTTAGCACCGAACGTTCTAACATTATTCAGACCTGAAGGAAACATTGAAGTAGACTTATCAGGTATTGGAGGATCTATTAACGATGGCGATATAACAGCAGTATTCGCCGGATCTGGTTTAGCAGGTGGCGGCGAAGGTGGTGATTTAGTAATAAATGTTAATGCAGCACCCGCTTACGGTACAAACGTACAGAACGATTACATCTCTATAGCAACCAGCTCACTATACTTCCAGAAAGGAGTTAGTACCGCATTAGTAGAACACGGAGTATCAGGTTCATTAGAAATCAGCGGTTCTCTACTCGTACTGGGTGCTATCACTGGCTCAGATGTATCAATTGACGATTGGGGATCAGTATCAGCTTCATTAGCTTCCAACCGTACCCTAACCTTAGGTACATCTGCTTCTTTAGCAGCCGAAACTTCACAGCTCTTACAGTTTAGTGCGTCTTTAGATGATACTTTTGCAACAGACGTTGAGCTAAACACAGTATCTGCCTCTGTTAAGACTTTTGCAACAGATGCAGACTCTGCATTAAGTGCTTCTCTAGCTACCGACATCGCTACTAATGCAGCAGATATTGATAGCAACACATCTAGAATTACTAGCTTAGAAGCAGAAACAGGTTCTTATGCAACAGTAGTAGAATTAAACGCTTCATCAAGTGCATTGCAATCAAATATTGATAGCGTCTCTAGTTCTCTTGCTGCTGAAACCTCACATTTATTAGATTTTAGCTCTTCGCTAAACGATACATACGCAACTGATATTGAACTGGCAGACGTATCTAGCTCGTTAGTAAGTACTATTGATACAGTATCTGGATCGTTAGCTGATAGAATTGCAGATCAAGAAGCTTTCAGTTCATCCTTAGACAATACATATGCAACTGACGCAGAACTAGCTTCTGTTTCTAGTTCACTAAATGACACTATCAGTGCAGTTTCTAGTTCTTTAAACAGTACTATTAGCACAGTTTCTAGCTCTCTAAGTACCAGTATAGATTCAGTATCAAGCTCTTTAGCAGCAGAAACTGCTCAACTGTTAGAATTTAGTGCTTCTTTAGATGATACTTTTGCAACAGATGTTGAACTAAATACAGTCTCTGCCTCTGTAAAAACTTTTGCAACCGAAGCCGACACCGTCCTCAGCGCCTCGCTTGCTGCCGATATTGCTACAAACGCATCAAATATTGGTACCAATACCAGCAACATAGCAACCCTTACTGCTGCCACCAGCTCTTATCTAAAAAACACCACAGATACTTTAGACGGAGATTTAACAGTAACTGGTATTATTACTGCACAAGAGTTTCACTCTCAATTTATATCAGCTTCTATTATATTCCAGTCAGGATCTACTAAGTTTGGTGATACTCAAGATGATAACCATGCATTTACAGGATCTTTAGGACTCTCCGGATCTGCAGTAATTACTGGAATTCTAACTGCAGCAGACTTATCAATAGACGATTGGGGAACGATCTCTGCATCTTTAGCAAGTCTCAACTCAGATAACAGTACATTAGAGGGTATACTATACAATTACACAAGCTCTACAGATTCTAGATTAGATTCTTTACAAGCAGCTACTAGTTCCTACTTAGTATACGCTGATCTATCAGCTTTAAACCTGCATACAGGATCTGCAAACTCTAGATTAAACAGTATAGAAGCAGCCACCGGCTCTTATTTAACATACTCAGATTTATCAGCTCTTAATACATTCACAGGATCTGCTAATAGTAGATTAAATAGTTTAGAAGCAGCTACAGGGTCTTACCTTATATACTCGGATTTATCAGCTTTAAATACTTTTACAGGGTCCGCAAACACTAGGTTTAATAATTTAGAAGCAGCTACAAGCTCATACTTACAAGCATCCGACCTTTTAAGTCTTAATACGTTTACCGGATCAGCACTATTAAGGTTTAATTCTCTCGAAGCAGCCACCGGTTCATACGTAATTAATAGCCAAACAGGCTCATTCTTAGTAACAGGATCAGTTAGTGAAAACACAATTACCTTAGAAAAAGCTGATGGCAGTTCATTTACATTAGATGTAGCTTCTAGTATTTTTAGACAAACAGGATCTGTTTACGCTACTACTAATGATGTAGAGATAAGCGGATCTTTAGAAGTAAACTTCTTAGAAAGCGATCAAGAATTTAGAATCTCTTCACAAAGCGTTACTCAATTTAAGATTAACAACGACGGTATCGCTGTGTTTACCGCACAATCCTCAGAACCGACATTTGTATCTGGGGGAATGTATTACAGTAATACAGGAGCATTCTTTCTAGGAACGACGGACTAAACCTATTTATATATAACCTTTACAACATAATACAACAATCATATGGCAAGTTGGAAGAAGATAATTGTTAGCGGGTCATCCGCTCATTTAACAG